CGTTGACTCCAACGGTCGTTGGTCGGTTGAGAAGTTCAAGGGTCTTATCTTCCAAATCGAGCGTGATGCTAACGCAATTGCACAGCAAACTCGTAGAGGGAAGGGTAACATGATCCTCTGCTCTGCTGACGTTGCTTCGGCACTCACTATGGCAGGTGTTCTTGATTACACCCCTGCACTCAACGCCAACTTGAACGTTGATGACACTGGCAACACCTTCGCTGGTGTTCTTCAAGGCAAGTATAGAGTCTACATCGATCCATATTCGGCAAACGTTGCTGCTAATCAGTTCTACGTTGTCGGTTATAAGGGTTCTTCACCTTATGATGCCGGTCTCTTCTACTGCCCATACGTTCCTCTCCAGATGGTTCGTGCAGTTGGTGAGCAAACCTTCCAACCAAAAATTGGATTCAAGACTCGTTATGGAATCGTTGCTAATCCATTTGCGAAGGGCGCTACTGCTCCTACAGCACCTGATAACATTGCAACCAACTCTAACGTTTACTACAGAAGAGTCAAAGTCGCAAATCTTATGTGAGTCATGCTCACAGATTCTCAAGACCTCCCTTACGGGGGGTCTTTTTTTATCTAAATAAAATTAAAAATGAAATCGTTTCAACAATTTCAAGAAGATCTTTCCAAAAATGTAATTCGTTTGGATAAAGAATCTCAAAAGAACTTGAATAAAGCAAAAAAAGGTCAAATTGGACCAGGATCTAAACCAGTTCCCAATACATCATTTAGATTAGAACCTCTCAATATTCCTATGAAATAATAATGACAAACGCTCTTGCAAATCAAATTTCAAATAGAAATTATCTTTCTCCTGTTGGATTTAAGTTTACTTTAGCAAAAGAACCTAAAGTTTCTTTTTTCTGCACTAATGCAAAAATACCAGAAATAGTATTACAGACTGAAATTCAACAAAATTATTTAAAAGATATTGACGTTCCTGGAGATAAAATTACCTATGGGGATTTATCTTTGAAATTCTTAGTTGATGAAGATATGAATAACTACATGGCAATTCATAATTGGATTACTGGATTGGGATTTCCAGACAGTGCTCAGGATTATAGAGATTTACTTACTAATCAAGATGATATAACTCAACCATCAGATCCCAAAAGGGCATTTAGCGATGGAAGTCTTTATATCTTAAACAGCAACTATAACACTACTGCAATTGTAAAATTTAAAGATTTATTTCCATTTTCTCTATCTTCACTGGAGTTTGATTCTAAGCAAACTGACATCCAGTACTTTACAGCAGAGGCATCTTTCAAGTATACTATCTATGATATTACCACAGGTCTATAGTGACACTTGAAGAAATACAGGAAATGTGGCAGAGAGATTCTGTCATAGATCCTGACAATTTACACGACGAATCTTTAAAAATTCCCCAACTTCATGCAAAATATTACACCATCTATAATACGATTACTTTATTGCGTGAAAAAGCAAGAGACACATATAACAGAGTTAAGTTAGAACGCTACAATTACTACTCCGGAAAAGCACCTATAGAGGTTTATGAGGAAGAACCGTTTCCTTACAAGGTTAGAGACAAAGAAGCGTTACAGAGGCATATGGACGCCGATGAGAAGTTAAGTAAGGTAGAACTCAAGATTAGATACTATGATATTATGCTAAAGTTTCTTGAAGAGATTATTAAAACAGTTTCTAATAGAACTTATCAAATTAAGAACAGTATTGAGTGGCATCGTTTCCAAGCAGGTTTTAACTAACCCAATAAATATTCATAACTGATATGTTATGAATGTCCCATTTGATTATCTCAAAAAAGAATGAGGTATATCTTCAGGTTGAGGCAGAAGCACACGTCTACTACGAATTAAGAGACGCATTTCAATTTGAAGTTCCCAACGCCAAATTTGCCCCCGCTTATAAGAATAAGTGGTGGGATGGTCATATCTATTTGTTTAATGTTAATACACAAGAAATATACGTTGGTTTATTAGATAAACTTATAAGATTTTGTGAGCAACACAATTATACCTATGAGTTTAAAAATAATAAGTATTACGGTCTTCCATTTGAAGTCAATGAAATGATTTCAAAAGAAGGTGTGAAAGATTACATTACTTCAATTTCCAAGTATGCTCCCCGCGATTACCAAGTTGAGGGAGTATACGACGCTTTAAGACATAATCGAAAGTTGTTGATATCTCCAACTGCTTCTGGAAAGTCGTTGATGATATACTCAATTGTGAGATATTACGTTGAGAAAGGACAAAATATTCTCGTAGTTGTCCCAACGACATCCCTTGTAGAGCAGATGTATAAAGATTTTGCAGATTATGGGTGGGATGTGGGGTCATTTTGCCACAAGATCTATGCGGGAAAAGAAAGAGAAACTGACTCACAGGTCATTATTACAACTTGGCAATCAATCTACAAACTACCTAAACAATATTTCTCAAGATTTAATGTGGTCGTTGGTGATGAAGCACATAATTTTAAATCCAAGTCATTAGTATCTATAATGACAAAACTTTGTGATGCTAAATATCGCTTTGGATTCACTGGAACATTAGACGGATCTCAAACACATAAGTGGGTCTTGGAAGGATTATTCGGTCCTTCTTATAAGATCATTAAAACTGATGAATTAATGAAAAAGGGGCATGTAGCAACTCTTGACATTAATATTTTGTTACTTAAACATTCTCCAAATAAATTTGAAAACTTTGAGGAAGAAGTTCAGTATATTATCAATCACGAAAAACGTAATAAGTTCATTAAAAATCTTGCTCTTGATTTAAAAGGAAACACTCTTATTCTATTTTCAAGAGTTGAAGGTCATGGTCAACCATTATACGAACTCATAAATAATAGCAAAACTGACAATCGTCATGTTTTCTTTGTTCATGGTGGTGTGGATACTGAAGATCGAGAAAAGGTAAGAGAAATTACTGAAAAGGAAAATAATGCAATCATCGTTGCTTCTTACGGCACTTTTTCTACTGGTGTTAACATCAGAAATTTACATAATGTTATCTTTGCTTCCCCTAGTAAATCAAGAATCAGAAACCTCCAATCAATCGGAAGAGTCTTAAGAAAAGGAAACAATAAAACAAAAGCAACTCTGTATGATATTGCTGATGATATTAGTTATAAGTCAAGAAAAAATTATACACTTAATCACTTAATCGAAAGAATTAAAATCTATAATGAAGAAAACTTTAATTATGATATTGTAAACATACCTTTTAAAACCTAATGGGAGATGAGTTTTACGCAGCAATCAAATTAGTTACAGGTGAAGAAATATTCTCTTTAATCTCTGTTGATGAAAATGATGGAGATCCAATTATTATTCTTCAAAATCCAGTGATTATGAAAGTATTTGCAAATCAAACTGGAACTTATATGAAGATAAAACCATGGATGGAAATACCTGATGATGATTTATTTCTAATTAAACTTGATAAGATCGTTACAATGACTGAAATCAAAAATCAATCTACGATTGATTTTTATCATAGATATCACAGTGATGAGAGTATTGATATAGAGGTTGATGGTAAAGTTTCAATCTCTGATAAGATGGGATATCTGGGTTCTGTAGAGTCTGCTCGTAAGTCTTTAGAAGATATTTTTCTTAAGGACCTTAAAGATAATAAAGAAAGCTAAATCTCATCTTGAAAAGCAACAAACCTAGTCTACACACATTTTTGATACTTGTCAAGCCCTTGTATAGTGTGGTATAATAACTTCATCTTATACTCATCAAAAGTAGATATGTTATGCCCAAAAAGAAATCAGAACATTATGTAAACAATAAGGAGTTACTCGAAGCATTGATTGTTTATAGGACAAAGGTTGCAGCAGCAAAAGAACAAGGTCTTCCAAAACCCCGTATCACTAATTATCTTGGTGAGTGTTTCCTGAAGATTGCGACTCACCTTTCATATAAACCCAATTTTGTTAATTATATGTTTCGGGATGATATGATTTCTGACGGCATAGAAAATTGTGTTCAGTATATTCACAATTTCAATCCAGAGAAATCACAAAACCCCTTTGCTTATTTTACACAGATTATTCATTATGCTTTTCTTCGTCGTATCCAAAAGGAGAAAAAGCAATTGGAAATCAAGACCAAGATTATTGAACGCACTGGTTTTGATGAAGTTATGACTGTTGATGATGGGTTTCTTTCTGGTAGCAGTTCTGACTATAACACAATTAAGGACAACGTATCTTACCGAAACAATCAATGAAAGTAGCAATTTTAAGTGATACTCATTATGGGGCAAGAAAAGGTTCAAAATATCTTCATGATTACTTTGAACTCTTTTATAAGAATATTTTCTTCCCTGCTTTAGAAGAGCATGGAATTACTACAG